GTCCACCATCCCAAGGGGATCAACAAACGCGCCACTCACGTTAGCCGCCTGCGCTGGTGTCAAGAGCGGTTCCGCGTCTCGCGGATCCTCAAATATGTCGATTGTGGGGTCCAAGCCCGGCACGAAAAATTGCATCTTTATGCGGCCTTCTGTTCCTCAACCCAGCCCTCACGCAGGAAAGCCAGCCAATCCTCAAATGACACTACAGCCACGCCCTCACACTCCAAGCCATGATTGATGGCGCTGATCGGTAGAGTAACGCGGATCGGTTTATTGTTGAACTTCCAGATCAGCACAGGAGTACGATCACCGGCCGCATCACAAACCTGTTGCCACCAGTTTTTCGAAAACCACCACCCATCCTTGTAAGCCTTGCATTCGATAGCGTAGCCGGGTATCTCGATATCGCACAGATCCTTCGCCTGATACTGGTCTAGGTTGCGCTTGCAACGAATCTCAAGGCCATGTTCCTCAAAAAATCCATTGAGGCGCTTGACGATATCTCTCTCAAACGCGGCACCTTTGTTGCGGCTATCAACCATCTCATGCTTTCCGTTCACGCATAAGTGTCAATCGCCCTGCCTTTTGTGGCATCGGTTGAGGGAGTCGTGTCAACCGACGTAGGCTGAAACCTGACCTTCGCCGCATCTAGCGGCTGTTGCGAATTGCTGAGAGTAGTGGGGTCCATCGCAGGGTTAGCCGCGCCAGCCACAATACCCGTGGGTTTCTGCATCATATTGGGCCATCTAACACCGCCCACCTGCAAAGGATCGCTTGCCATTTTACCGCCCAGTAAATCGTCTTCGCGATAATATCTGAAATGACGTAAAATTCTAGTCATTATGGGGCCAATTGGGGCCCCGCGAATCGGCCCCTCGGCTCGCAACCCCCAAATATGCGCGGACTCCCTGCCGCGTTTGGGGGCCGAGGGGCCCCTAATTATTTTATTAGATTGCCCGCGTTAGTTGGCTGTCAAAGAATCATTAAGACCCCAACGCAAACGGCCATAAGTATTCCAGCAACCACAACAGCGGCGCCAACGAATAGTTGTCCGATTCGATCAGTCATCCGTTTCCTCCTCCAGTTCTTCTTCACACGGCGTTTGCGGCCGTCCGCCATAATCAAAGCCGTCTCCGCACAACCCAAGGTTGCGCTGAATCACATCATTCATCAGCGCGACGTTGAGCGATAGCGCAAATAAGAACAAAAATAACGTAATCCACTCTCCTCGTGACAAACGCATGACCGGATCCTTTCGCCAAGTAATTTTTTAGGGTACTAAATGTACCAAACTCAGCTATAGCTACAGCCGACGCCGCGTTTTGTCCAAGGGGGGTGCCACCCCCCCGACCCCCTCGTGATTTCGCCGAAACAAATCGGATCCATAGAGACCCAAATCTAACTTCCTTAAATGAAGATTTACGTCAGTTACAACGCCATTCGACTCATGGACGCACAAAAGTACACATCTCGACCCTTTTCTTATGCCCAAAACGGCGCTCGAAGCCTGCGTTTATGCGATTAAGGAATTTCCCAGAGTTTTTGGGGGGGACAAAAAGGGAGGGCCTCTACACGGTTAGATCCGTAAGTTAGTGCTCACTAACCTGCCAATTATTTTATGTTAGTGGTTACTAACTTTTGGGTAAAAGCTGTGCCCCAACCTTTGCGAGATTCTCTCCCATACAGGAAACTCTGATGCGTCGCGTTAATGCAAATCTCTGGGAAGACCTGCACAGGTTGGGTGTGTCGACCGACCACAGCCAAGGCCGGTTGGGCATATCACCATGTCCGACAATGTGCCCGTTTGAAGGAGTGCATCAGAGGTTGTCACTTTAATGATCCTTCGATGAGAAACTATTGTCTACGCCGAGCAACTCGTTGAGTCGCGCCTTGATATCGTCCTTTGTCATCTTATCTATGTTGGCGTTGATGTTGAGGTTCTGACTGCGCTGAATGGTCAAGCCAGCCAGTTGATTGAGTTCTTTCACTGCGCTCACAGCCGCGTTGTAAGCACCCGTCTCAAAGCTCGTCTCTGCGATCTTCCACAGCATTGAGCCAGTCTTCTCGGGTGTGATCGCGTACTTCTGCCGCAACTCGTCCTGCTTCATCCGCACAGCGCGCGTCACTTTCGGGAAGCTCTCACCATCCAGCATCTTCGATGCGCTTGCGGCAGGGAATGAGAACCCTGCTCTTCGTGCCGCTTCGGTCTGACCGCACGCACCTTCGGTGTAGTGCCAGACGAATGCCGCCTGCATTTCTGTGATGTCCAGCTCGGGATCCGCCTCGAACAATGATGGCGCCTTGGCGAGCGGCGGGTTTTTCTTCCGTGGTCGGCCGACCTTGCGCTTGCCCTCACCCTCACTCACGATCTTCGATCTCCTTCGGCTGTTCGCTAAACAGCGACTCGCCATACCTATCGTAATTGCGTAGCCACTTTCGCACGGTTGCTTCGCCGACTCCAATTGCCTGCGCGACTTCCCAAAAGGTTTTGCCGTCTGCTCTCAGCTTTTGCGCGTGCGCTACTTCTCGTCTGGTCATCATCATAATCCATGGTAAGCAGTGTACAGGGCAGGGTAGTGTGTCCATCTCATATAGTAGCCAGTTTACACCTTACAAATTTTCTATTTGTAAATATAAAACTACACTTATATAGTTTTAAGTACCCTACACTACCCTGTCACTAACCTTAGTCTAAACAAGCACTTGCGACCCTCAAGAACAGGGTACAGTGTACTACCCCGCCCAAAAACACCCCAATTTGTAAGCTCTCCAGTTTTACATTTGTAAGCGAGCCCATTCCTTACAAATCGGCCATTTCGGCCCAAACCGTACCCTGTACCCTGCATAGTACCCTGTCAGTCATGCCAGTTCGGGGCGCCACCCTCATTCCCATCTTCGATGCGATCCCAATCGAGATCATATATCTTGCGCCCATTTGATCGGCGCGGCGTGACGCCATTCGCCTGCAAGACGCGGGCCGCTTCCTTGAAGTCTGCCGCTCTCGGCACCTTGATACCGAAGTCCCGCAGTAGCTCTGTCATCTGCACGGGGCGCGTATAGGTAGACTCGAACTTGACGTGCTGGAGGATCAAGTCTTCGACTGCGCTCTGCGTCCTGCTCATCTCGTTGCTTTCATTCAGCCGCTCGCGCTCTTCGCTGGTGAGGAACCAGCCCGCACCTTTATCGAAGTACTGATCTTTGATCTCAGCCCACACCTGTTGCATATCGATGTTGTGGCGCCAGTTGATACTGGTAACCCGCACTACCCAGAATCTTCGATTCCCCGTGCTGTCACTCAGGAACTCGTTCTCGTTGACTGACCCGTAAAAACAGGTGCGCCGACGATACCGCGAGAACCCGCGATCATAGGGTAGGCGTAGCTCGTCATGGCTTTTGGTAATGAACGCCTTGAGCTGGTCTAGGTCCGCCTTCTTGAACGTGCTACCCAACTCTCCGAGTTCACAAATCCAGTGAGAGACGCACTGCTTCACGCTGTCCTTGTCGCTCGGGTTCAGTGTAGCGCCTTCGAGGAGCCAGTCCGCCTTCGGCGCTAGGCGTTTCATCCACTGCGTCTTGCCGATAGCCTGTCTACCGACAAACACGAGGATGCCCTCACTGCTCACCCCTTCGGGGCCACACGCCGCCGCTACACAACTGATCATCCACTTGAACATCAGGATTTCCTTCAGTTCCTTGTCTTCCGCGACCACCGTGTCGAGAAGCTCTTGGACACGGGATACACCGTCCCATGGCTGGCTGGTAATCCATTCGGCCACAGGGTTGGACTCTCTAGCCAGTAGCTTGAGGTTAAAGCGCACCCTGTCATGCGGCACGCCAAGCTGAATGCACCGATCTTCGATCTCCGTCACCGCCGCATCCTCTAACAGATCGCTGATCAGATCCAGATGAGGGATGTCAATGTTCATGCGCTTCTTGATCACGTCATAAGCCACGTCGATGTCATTGACGATCAACACACCTCGGTGATTCTCCTTGGTCTGCATCATCCGTCCGCGTTCAGTTCTCTCGAACTCAAACGCCTGCGGCACGTTGACCTCTTGCAAGCTCGGCATCAGCTCGCCTTCCAGTGCCTGCGCGTGATCGTTGTAATCCCCCACTTCCGTGGGCATCAATACCTCTGCCTGACCGCTCTGCGAGCGAATGCGCTGTGCCGCCTCTACCGCGTAGCGCTCACCCGTCTTGCTCTCATCGAAATCCGCAATGAAGACGTGCTTGGCCTTGGGGTACAGCGAGAAAATCACGTCTGCGACGTGTGGCAGGTTGCCCGCATCAAAACTGACGACGACAGGCTCCTTGCGGTCAGCGTAGTAGCTCGCGCCCGTTGCATAGCCTTCCGTGTAGTTAATGATGTGCGCCGTGTCGAGGTGCTCTGTACCTATACAATAGAAGCCGCCCTTCTTCTTTCCGCCTGTCAGGAAGCGCTTCTGTCCCTCTGGGCTGATAAATTGCAGGGTCTGTACACTGAAGTTCTGATTGAAGGCGGGTATCAGCAGGGCATCTTTGTACTGTCTCAGTCCGTGGCTGACGACGCCTTTGGCTTCAAGGTAAGGATGTATATCGCAAGGCTTGGCTTCGTCCCACATGGTCTGCGCTTTCTTGCTGACCTTGCTGTGCTCGATATCTTGCGCCATGATCGCCTGCTCTCTGCGGCGCTCGATCTCTTCCTTCTGCTCCTTAGTGAGCTTGTACCCCTCACTGTTACTTGCGCGCCACTCGCCGATCTGGCCTATGTCATAGCGGTTCGCGGTGCCATACGGTCGGTCCTGATTGAACCAGACCTGATACCACGCAATCTGCTTGCGTCGGCCATCCCCCTCCATGTAGGCCCTGCCGATCTCACCCTCATCGACCAGTCCCTT